CATATGCCTTAATTTCTTTTTGTGTTAATATTGTAATCGCATTACCTTTTTCATTTATTTCTGCCTTGATACCTTTTTCTCTCAACTCTGCTAATTTTTGTTCTAATTTTTGTTGAGTACCTGTAAATTCTTCTACAGTATCAGCTAAATTATTATTATAATCTCTTAAATTAATTCCTAATTCATCTACTAGTTTTATTAATTTACGTATTGCTAAAGCAAAATTGTCAACAGGACCACTTTCAATTTCATTTGTCAAATCTTGTATCATTTTAGGTACATCACCGATAACTGCCTTTGTAGCAGCTTTTAAACCTACACTAGTCTTATCAATGATTACTTCACCTAATCTTGTAATTTCTCTTTGAACATCATTGCCTGTTTCAGGCATATCAAATTCTGTATTAAGTGGTTCTATTTTTGGTAGTGCCATATTACTTTGTTTCTTTTATCTTACTAGGTTTTCCGTTCACGTATAATCCAAACCAAGCAGCACCTGCCCCAACAACTACAGATACAAAACCTGCTTGTGCGTTATTAGGTTCTGGTAATGCCATAAACCATTGCATTGTCATATAGAAAGCATATCCATATAACAACATAAAAATTCTAGGTATTAATCTCCAATTAGACATAAACTGTGGTATTTCATCTCTTAAAAATATCCACACGTTTTTAATAATAGATTTACTTTCTTCTATCATTTTGTTCTCTCCCTATCTCTTTTTTTTCTCTCGTTTTCTTCTTTTATATGATTAATCAACAACTGTACATAAATGTCCCTCTCCCAAGGTATCATTGACTCTAATTCTGTCAACGAATACTTATGATGTTGCATTAATGCAAAATTAACTTCGAATATCGCCTCTAGGCTATTGTGGGAGAGGCCAATCCGAAAAAATCTTGCAACCCGCTGAAGGTAACTGTACTTTCAACTCCTGTCTTTGGGTTCTTCACTTTTGTTTCGTGTCTTAATCTAGGCATAGTTTCAAAAAACTTTCTCAATTCAGCAAATTGATTTTGAGATAATGACTCAAAAAAGTTCTTTAATTCTTCAGGTGATGATTCACTAGCAGGATAATTCTTTTCACCCTCGTAAACGTAATCAACACAACCTGTTATTAATCCTATTATATCTTCATATTTAAGTGATTTAACACCTTGTGTAGTGTATAACACTTTCATATTAGGATATTTCATAATAACACCTAGTTTTCTTTCTTTGTCTAAAACTATATTGTTGGTATGTGCGTCATCTACTTGCACCTCAACTTTTGATATATCAACCTCCACATCGCCATAGGTTTTCTTATCATCAGGACATATAATTTTAAACTTTGCTACTTCTCCTACAGATTTTGCCCTAACCTGTAAAAAAATATATTCTACATCAAATGTAGGTAAACTTTCTACATCTATTTTGTCAAATGTAACAGACCTTAAAATATCTTTTGTTGCCTGTTGCATTTCTTTCTCATCACCAGATTCAAGTGCCATATACAAGATTTTTTCTTCTTTTACTAGAAAAGGTCTATATTGTACCTTTTCTTCTTGTGATGGCAATGTCAACTCATATCTTGGTGTTTCAACTATTGGTAACGCCATAATAACTCCTTATTTAAATATTTAGTGGCGGTAATTTAAATGGTGGGAATGCTCTTCCACCAGTTACTCTACCTAAAGGTACTCTACGTTTCAAGTCGTTTAGTACATCTCGTCCTGCTCTTCTCAATTCAGGTGGTAATTTACCAAGTATACCACCAAAAATTCCTCTATTGTTTTTGATCTCTGGTATTCTACCTGTAGGAGATCCTAATTCTATATTACCTGATTGATCTATAAAGTAATTGATCCAATATCTAAATGAAAAATCAACACTTATAGTTTGAATAGTGTTTGCGTCAGCAGAATAATCTACTGCACCGATACTTACTGGAAAGGCGTCAATCAATTGTACACCATATGTTACATCATCTCGTTCTTGCCTACTTGCATATTGACCTAATTGAAATATATTTACGTTTGTAACATAATTATCATAATAGTTCACATTATAAGATGTAGATGTACTTAATGCTGCCTTTTGCCATAATTCAAAATAACTTCGTTCTCTCATAAACTTATCAGCATAAAACGTAGCAGATATATTATCTGATTTAAAATCGTAAACTACTTTTCTTGCTGGTTTATTACCGTGTCTAACTTCTTTTTGTACCATTTCTCTATTTGGCATTTCTATAGCACTACAAAATGCTTGTACACGTCTACCGTTTGCCTGTTGTACGGCAAGTAAATCTGTTTGAGATGGAAACGAACCTGCTGTTTCTTCAGCGGCAGTTGACTCTGCTTCAAAATTGAAATCGCCTAATGGATTATTAATATCTCCTAAAACGTTAGGCAATCCTTTAGGTAATTGAAATTCAGCATAGTATCTTGCCTTTCTAGCAAAACCCTCTGCCTCATTTACGTATGATTGAAAACGACCTAGTACAGTTTCAGGATTACCACCTTGTGTTCTTTTTAAACGTGGGTCGCCTGTAACGTTATCTAAACTTCTATCTCTAGGTAAACCGATACGTACATCAATACCACCTATTTTTTTTCCGCCTCTTAATATTGCCATTAGTAAGGACTACCTTTCTTAAATTGTGCAACAGGCAAATATACTGCCAATGCCGCTTCATCAAAATCAACTCTTAAAAAATTACTTCTTACGTGTGAAAACAAATATTTCTTAATAGTATTTTTTACAAGTGGTATATTTTTTACTCTATCATAACTTACATCAAAAGTATTTCTACTTGTAATCTCTCTACCTCGTGTTGCAAATCTTTGTAATCTTTCTATCAAAGTAAATCTAGCACCAGGTCTTAAATAATGAAAGTTTATACCTGCAAATCCACCTGGTATTCTTTCAATAGGTAATACTAGTGGAAACGTATCATAATATGGTAATGTTTTCTTATATTTAGGGTCATAAACAAACATATTTAAACGACCAACACTAGGTCTGCCTATCAGTTTGCCTTGACTCATTAGTCTTCTAGCAGTAACTACATCAGCAATTGATGATACAGCATTTCTATACCAAGCGGCAGTTTTACGTATACCGCCTGCCTTATCTACTAGTGGATCTAAAATACTAACCATATGCTATATTTATATAAAAAAAAGAGCGCTTTAGTTACCTAAAGCGCCCTTAAAGTATGTACTAGAGAGAGATAAGATTACTCGTCTTCAGCCAATTTACTAAAATATGACATTGTGTCGTCATCATCACTAGCTTCTACCGAGTCGTTCATACTTTTTGCTGAACCGTTACTTTGCGGTGGGAGGTCTGCATTGTCAACGGTTTCAGTTTTTCTCGTACCTGCTAACACCCTATTCAGTTTCTCTTTGAGTTCATCATAGGTCTTAAAGTTATCAGGTGCCAAGAAAGGTTTTAGAGGATACTGTTTTGACCAGATTTCTTTAATCTTGTCATCACTTTCAGCAACTGCTGAAACGCCCTCAAACTCCGATTTATCATAATTCCAATAACCATCAACTTTTCTGATCTTTAGTTTAAAGTTTGCACCTTTCCAAAAGTCAAATGGGTTGATCGCCGCTTCATCTTCAAATGCTGGCTGCATTGCCTCGGTAATCTTATCAAAGATTTTCTTACCAAACTTGTATAAGAAAACTTTACCTTCATTCTCTGGATGTTTTGGATCACTTACAACTAAAATATTAGCGTAATATGATAATTTTCTTTTTCGTTTTCTAGCGATTTCTTTATCACTATCAACGCCTGTATTCCATAGTCTTGTGTTTTCTTCACTTACAGGATCTTTTTGATTTAATGTTGTTAAACTGTTTTCAATATACCAACCACCAGGTCCTTGAAATGCGTGTGACCACGTTCTTTGCCAAGGCAATTCTTCACCTGACACGGCAGGTAAAAATCTAATTACGGCATAACCGTTACCAGTTTTATCTAACTCTGGTTTCCAAAGTCTGTCGTCTTGGTATTTGTTTTTGTTTGATTGATCCTCAGGATTGAGGTTAGTTTCAAGTGCCTTTGTAAGTTTATCAAATCCACTTGATGATGATTTTAATGATTCAAAATCCATATTTGTATTCTCCTTGTATTCGTTGTATTTGTGTTACCTGTATTATTCGGTATCATTTTTATTTATAAGACTTTTATACCATATCTTAATTTTTTCTTTTAGTATAATTATCATATGTAATGTTTTATAAAATAAACCGTCAAACATATTATCAATATATCACATTCCGAGCATTTTGTCAAGCGTGATATAGTCTATGTACTTCACCTTTAGTTTATCCCATTCTTTTATAGGTGTACTAACTGGTTCTTTGCAACTATCAGCAAAAGGATTTACCTTATAAAACTGTACGTTAGGATTTTCTGTCATCAATTCACGCCATTGACGTATCCAATTAACATCTGGTGTTTTGTGAGCTTCTGATAAACCATAATGTTTTGTATCTTTATATACATTATTAAGTTTACCTGTATTACTAGTTAAATCGTGTCCTATTAAAAATATCTCATCTGGTTTTTCATAATGACAAGCAGCATAACCTGAAGTTGCCCCACAAGCCCAACCTCTATCTTTCGGTTGCATAATATCATTTATTGATGTTACTTTGTCATCACTTGTTACCCAACTTACATTTATAGATGTATGATTAATATTTTTCTTTTCACGGTCTTTGTTCTTTTTTAATATTTCTACTACACCTGCAAGATTAGAACCGTGCATTACAAATTCTTTACAATCACCTCTTTCATTTGATTTGATAACTTCTTCTTTTTTTATCATCTCATAATCTTGGTCTGAATAGTTTTTACCTGCCCATAATAAATTTTCATACATCTCGCCTGGTAATCTATTCCAATCTCTAAACAACGTAGGTGTATTTTGACAAAAACCAGAATTGTAAATCTCGTGCATAATACCGGCGTCAACAGCACTCAAATGATCAGGTGTAAAATCTCTATATAAGGCATTACATCCATATATTTTGCCGTGTGGTCTAAATTTTTCTAAATTAAGTTCTTTTCTACTTTCACCATTACCTATACAAAATACTCTTTTCATACAAAGACCTCTTTCATAATTAGTTTACATTCTGTTAAATTATAATTTACAAAAGGTTTCATTCTGGTAATCGTAAGTGCGATTTTAGGCCAGACAACCTTTTCTTCAATCTCTTTATTCCAATTTTTGATAAACGATAAGACCTCGTCAAGCACGATTGCGGTTTGGGTGGATAACTTTTTTTGTATGAGTAATCGTAAAAGTCTAGGATGTTGTCCGTTATTGCACCGAAAACCATCATCAAAAGAAAGACGCTTGCTAGAAAGGTCATTAGCAATATTGTTGAGATCGTTTCTAAAATGGTATTTAAAATTGTCTTTAACTT